TGGTCAACAGGGTGTCAAGAAAAACCAAGCAGACAAAAAGAAGTCATTTAACGCTAGACACAAATGTGATAATAAGAAGTCTAAGTTAACGGCAGGATATTGGTCATGCAAAAATTGGTAACCAAAGGTGACGATGGTCGTTATTACAAAGCTTGTCCTAGATGCGGAGAGATGCAGAGTTATTTACGTAAGAACTATGCGGAACTTTCGTTAAAACACGATAAGTTATGTAAGAAGTGTGCTAATAAAGACCCTGAGGCTAATCAACACAAAGGTTACTATAAGGATGTCCTGAGGGCTTCTTTTGTACATAAGTATAAAACAGGTGCAGATACACGTGGTATTGAATGGTCTGTTGAGTTTGATGCTTTGGCCGATTTACTTATAGAACAAGACTTTAAATGTGCGCTTAGTGGTGCATCTTTACAGGCTATGGAGTTATCTAATAATGCTTCTTTAGACCGTATTGATAGTTCTAAAGGCTATGTTGAAGGTAATGTACAATGGGTCTTGTCGGAAATTAATATGATGAAGCAACAGTACTCGCAGGAAAAATTTGTAGAATTGTGTTGTGCTGTAGCAGATAAAACAAAAGGTAATTAAATGTCTAATTTTCAAGCCCGTGGACTAATGAGTCCAACACCAGACCCTTTAGAAATCGTTAACAAACCTAGTGTGTCTACTGTCGGTCAGTCAGGTTCTCCGGGTTTGAACACGACACCTCCGCCTCCTACAGGCATGTTAAACCCGGCAAGCACTGAGTATTCATCTCCGTTTGATGTGGATATGTCAACACAGCAAGCACCTGTTACAGCCCCTGTTAAACCTGAATCCAATAAAACTTTAACTAAATCTGAATTTATAGCTCAAGCTACAAAAGATATACAAGAAGTAGGTCAAGTAAAACCCTCTACGCTAGAAGGTATAAATTATCAGTATAACTCGTTACAGTCAGGGAAAGGCTCTGCCAGCGAGGCTGAGTTAAATCAGGCACAACAGTATGCGGAATGGGCCCGAGCTCCAGGGGCGTATTCTGAAGGCACTGACGTAGACGAGGTAGTTGAAAACATAATGTACTCGCAGTTATCTTCTGTTAAAGAAGGGACAGCCATGGACGTTATGGACGTAGTAGTACCTCTTGCGACGATAGCTCTCACAGCTGGCGTTGGGACTGCTTTAGCAGGTACTTCAGCTATATCTGGAATTGCCGGTGGTAACTCTATGATAGCCGCTGGTATCGGTAAAGGGATTGCGGCAGGCGGTGTTACGGCATTACAAGGTGGTGACGGCGGTGACATCCTTAAAAGTGCTGTTATGGGAGGTATCGCTGGTGCGGCTGGTGAGAGCACTAAACTTTTATCAGACACTGCACACATGGCTACTCTATCGGAATCAGCCGCTTCAGGTTTACAGGCTACTTCCGAATTACTAAACACTACGAACACGGTTTTGAAAACAGCGGAAGCCATAGATAAAAAAGATATCATAGGTGTGGTCCAGGGTGGTCTTAAGTTATCAGGTCTACCTAGCATAGGAAAGTTCGCCTCAGACACGTTAATGGAAAACTTCCCGGACAGTGCCTTAGTTATGAAGCATGCCGACAGTATTGCCACAGGTATTATTAAAGCATCCGATAGCGTACTAAAAGGTGCAACACCTGCAGAGGCTCTACAGAACGGCATACAGACATACTTTAAAGATGGCGGTGGTTTAGCCTTAGGAGAGTTTGAGTTAGACATGGACACAGAAGGCTTTGGGCTTCCTGAGAGCTTACAGCCAATTGTAGATGCATTTAAAGATGGTATAGATGCTATAGATAAAAACGTAGTGACTCCTGTTTTAGATACTGTCAAAGAAGTCAATGAAGGAGCTGACAAGTTTATCAGGGAACTGCCTGGTGAGATAGAGGATATTAAGGAAGTCGCTGAGACTGTCAATGAACCAATAGACGAAGTCATACGAGCTATCCCAGGCACTAAAGAGGACGCTGAGGACGTTGGGGACTGGTTGGTCGACAAAGGTAAAGGTGCTTTAGAATTCCTCGCAGGAAACTTACTAGGCGGTTCATCAGGAGGTGCATCAGGCGGTTCGGGTGGAGCACAAGCAACACAAGACGAATATGTGGATTTAACTAATATAACTTTAAATCCCTCAGAAATGACAAAAGGCTTCGAGTATGAATCTTTGTCAAACCCATACTTAAGAGGATAAGCGATGACTTATTTACAATTAGTAAACAAAGTATTAATACGTTTACGAGAAGACACCGTTAGTTCCGTCTCTGAATCTAGCTATTCCCAGTTAATTGGTGAATTTGTGAACGATTCAATGAAACAGGTGGAAGACGCCTGGGATTGGTCAGCCCTACGTACAACACTAACTGCGACAACTGAAGAAAATATTTTTAATTATGTATTGACAAATAGTGGAAATCGTGCTAAAATATTAGATGTAATCAACGATACTTCTGATGCTTTCGTAGACTACAAAAGTCAACACTGGTTTAATAATACGTTTCTTAATCAGGACCCCGATAAAGGAAGTCCTAGGTATTATACCTTTAATGCTGTCGATGAAAACGGAGACACCCAGGTAGACCTATATCCTATTCCTAATGGTGTCTATGATATTAGATTCAATATGGTTCTTAGGACCGCTGAGTTAGAAGAGGATACTGATAAGGTAGTCATACCTACAGCACCTATTATTCATTTAGCAACAGCCTTAGCTACCAGGGAACGAGGAGAGTCCGGAGGTACGTCAACTCCTGAGCTATTCCTGACAGCTGATAGGTCGTTAGCTGACTCTATATCTTTAGATGCCGCAAAGCATCCTGAAGAAACTATATTTTATGTGGGGTAACTATGGCACAGCCTTTACAGAACATAACAATAGCCGCTCCGGCATTCAAAGGGCTTAACACGCAAGATAGTCCTTTGATAGGAGACCCACAGTATGCGGCAGTAGCTGATAATATGATTATAGACTCTTTTGGTCGTATAGGCTCTCGCAAGGGGTTCTATACACTGACAGACTCTGCCACTATACTCGGAAGTAATCAGATAGAAACAATACATGAGTATGAGGATGAGGACAGTAACACAGAAATCATCAGCGTAGGAAACGGCAAAGTTTTTAAAGGAACTACGACGTTAACAGAGATAACTCCCTCAGGATATACCGTAGGAAGCAACAGATACACAGCGTTTAACTTTAATGATAACGCTTACTTCTTTAGTGCAGGACAAGAAACGTTAGTATACAACGATACAGACGGCTTACAGGCCATCAGTGACGTCACAGGCGCTTCTACGTTCCAGCCTAGGGGTAATGTAGCCATAAGTGCTTTCGGCCGTATATGGGCTGTTGACGAAACCTCAGGGTATAACAAAGTATATTGGTCTGATTTATTAACAGGTCACAGCTGGACTACTGGTAGTTCTGGCTCACTAGACCTAGACAAAGTATGGCCTGACGGTGCTGACCAAATCACAGCACTGGCTGTTTGGAATAACTACTTAGCTATCTTTGGTCGTAACTCTATTGTCCTCTATCAGAACGCTAACTCACCTGCTAATATGTCATTAGTTGATACGGTGTCAGGTGTGGGCTGTATAGCTAGAGAGACAGTTAAAGCCACAGGTAACGATTTGTTGTTCCTAAGCAGTCGAGGCGTTATGGCGCTAGGTCGTACGATACAAGAGAAATCAAACCCTATAAATGACATTAGTCGTAATGTACGAGATGATTTGCTTTCGGAGCTAGGCGGTAACTACTTAGATGCAAAGGCTGTATATTCGCCTACAGATGGTTTCTACTTGTTACTATTGACACATAAAGATGTGGCTTATTGTTTTGATACAAGAGGTGCTTTAGAAAATGGGGCATTTAGAGCAACACGTTGGGTTTACTACGTAGACATTAAAAGCGCATGTGTCACACAGGACGATAGGCTGTTGTTAGGTAGTTCGTTAGGTGTTAGTGAATACACAGGCTACACAGACAACGGGTTTCTTTATGTTTGTAGGTATCATAGTAATCCATTATCTTTTGGCGACCCTTCACGCATTAAGTTTCTTAAAAAAATAACGCCTACAATAATTGGCGGCGCAGGCTCTACGTGTACTGTGGGGTGGTCATATGACTTCTCAACATCTAGGAGTGCCTCATCAATAAACATCCCTGAACTTCCGGATACAGCTGAATTTGGTGTTGATGAATTTAATACAGATGCTTTATACACCAACCCTTTAGATTTAATTACAACAAAGAGAGTTAACGCAACAGGCTCTGGAAATCTACTTAAGATAATAGTGGACTCAGCTGTCAGAGGAAATGCATTCTCACTTCAAGAAATAAACATCCAAGTTTTAATAGGACGGACATACTAATGGCTTATAACATCACAACAGACTTTTCACAGAAAGACTCTTTACCTACAGGAGCTGACGGTAAAATTATTAGAGGAAATGAGTTTTCCACGGAATTTAACAATATACGTAGTGAGTTTATTAGCTTATCGTCACAATTAAGCTCACTTCAAGCTACATTGAGTTCTATTAACGCAGAGATAGCTCAAATAAAGATTAGATTGACAAGTCTGGAGAACCGATAATGAGTTTATTTTATGACCCGAATTCAGCGAGTTCGTTAGCGCGTGTAGTTAATCAACATAATGACGGCAGTTACGGAATACCAGCTCAACAGGGCTCAGGAATGTACACAGCGACCAACCCTATTAATTACACAGGGACTACGTCGTCAGGAACAATGGACAAACTAGCAGGAGCGGCTGGTATCGGTGGTCTTCTACTAGGTGCTAATCCTATGAATGTCCTTGCTGGTGGCTTGAGCTACACAGCTGGGCAGGAAGGTATTGACCAAATACGTCAGCTACCTAATATGTTAGGACAACAAGCCGCTGACATCTCTAATCAGGTTGGTCAAGCCGCTGAGTTCCGTCCGTACACTGTTAAGTCAGGCGCAGGTAACATTGGCGTCACAAGTTCAGGTATAGACTTTGGCACTAATGCTACTCAACAGGCTTTACAACAGCAAGGTCAGCTGATGGCTAATCAGATTGGCCAAGGTATTCCTAATATGTCAGGAATGACCCAACAGGCTATGGGTGCGGCTAGTGGTATGCTAGGAGCTAACTCAGGTCAGTTCGCTAATCGCCTAGGTGGTGAATACGCAGGTGTTGGTCAGAATATGTTAGACCAAGCGCAACAAGCTAACACTGTAGGTGGTCTTCAAGGGCAGTTTACACAACAGGCTATGCAGGGAGCTCCTACAGCGACTGCTGAGAGCGTTTACGACCAAATACGTGCTATGCAAGCACCTGAGGAAGAAAGACAGCAGACAGCCTTAGAGGAACGTTTAGCGGCACAAGGTCGTTTAGGTATTCAGACTAATCAGTACGGTGGAACACCTGAACAGCTTGCACAGCAGAAAGCACTGGCTGAAGCTAAGAACCAAGCGTCACTACAGGCATTGTCAACGGCTGATAACTTAGCAACTTCACAGGCGGCGCGTCAGACACAAGCAGGTCAGTTAGCTGGTCAGTTAGGACAGATTGGTGGAAACTTAACAGCTCAACAGCAAGAGTTAGGTCAACGTATGATGGGCATGGGCTTAGACGCTCAACGTCTCGGAGGCACATTGACAGCTCAGGACTTCCAAAATGCTAACACAGCATATGGTATAGGTAGTCAGTCAGCTCAGTTAGGTAATATGCTACAGGGACAACAGATTGATAACCTTACTGGTATGTTAGGTGCGGCAGGTATTCCTATGCAACAACAGCTTGCGGCTCTACAGGGTGCTTCGCCTTATACACAGATGGCTCAGAACGCACGTACACTACAGGCTCAGACGTTGGCTAACTTGGGTCAGCAAGGTATGATGGGTACTGTTGACGCTATGAATGCTGAAGCGCTTATGCGTCAGTCTCAGATGGAAGCCTTGACTAA